AAGTGTGTTGAGGACAACAAATTATCATTACGATACTCAAATGGTTCACAAGTAAAAGCGATATCATCTACTGAGGACGCAGGTCGTTCAGAGGCATTGTCATTATTGATACTTGACGAGGCAGCATTTATCGATAAGATTGATACAATATGGACTGCTGCACAAAGTACTTTGAGTACTGGTGGTCAATGTATAGCATTATCTACACCAAATGGTGTTGGAAATTGGTTTCATAAAACTTGGGTAGGAGCCGAAGAAGGTGATAATGATTGGAATTTTATTAGATTACATTGGACTTTACATCCAGATAGAGAACAAGAGTGGAGAGATGAACAAGATAAATTGTTAGGTCCTTCAATGGCCGCACAAGAATGTGATTGTGACTTTATCACTTCAGGTCAAACTGTAATTGATGGTGTTATTTTGGAAGAATACAGAAATACACAAATTGAAGAACCCGTTGAAAAGAGGGGAATGGATAGTAATTTGTGGGTTTGGAGACAACCTGATTATACCAAGAATTATGTAGTTGCTGCTGACGTTGCTCGTGGTGATGCAACAGACTTTTCTGCATTTCATGTAATAGAAATAGAAACTATGGAACAAGTAGCAGAATATAAGGGAAAAATACCTACCAAAGATTTTGGTAACTTATGTGTGAACACTGCTATGGAATATAACAACGCATTACTTGTTATTGAGAACTCAAGTATTGGTTGGGCTTCAATACAGCAAGTTATTGATAGAGAGTATGATAACCTATTTTATACGAGTAAAGATTTACAGTTTGTAGATGTTGCAAGACAAGTAACAAACAGATATAGACAAAAAGATAGACAAATGGTACCTGGATTTAGTATGACTTCCAAGACAAGACCATTAGTAATAGCAAAATTAGAAGAATATTTTAGAGAAAAATCAGTTATCGTTCATTCTGATAGACTGATTGATGAATTATTTGTGTTTATATGGCACAACAATAAAGCCGAAGCAATGGAAGGATACAATGATGACCTTCCAATGAGTTTGGCAATAGGATTGTGGGTAAGAGATACTGCACTTAGGTTGAACGCAGAGGGAATTGCTTTACAAAAAACAGTCCTAAACAAAATGTTAGATTATGAACCAGTTTACACTCCCCAAGAAGAAACAGCCGAAGGTTGGGACTGGGAGATTCGTGGTGAAAAAGAAGATCTAACTTGGTTAATAAAATAATAAGAGGATAAAATGGCAGATACAACATTAAGAAGTAGATTAAGACGACTTTTTTCCACAAATGTAATTGTAAGACATGCAGGTGGTAGAAAGTTAAAAATTGCCGATACGGATAGAGTACAGAGTGCTCAGAGAAATAGTCTTGTAGATAGATGGTCAAGACTTCATACCAATTTGACAACAGGTGGGTATGGACACGCACAGGCAATCAGTTTTCAGGCACAACGATTGGCGTTGTTTAGAGATTATGAAGAAATGGATAATGATGCAATTGTATCAAGTGCACTTGATATTTATGCAGACGAATCAACAATGAAAAATGAATATGGTAAGATTTTGGAGATTAATTCAGATAATGAAAATATTCACGATATTCTACATAATCTTTTTTATGATATATTAAACATAGAATTTAATTTATGGCCATGGGTTCGTAATATGTGTAAATATGGAGATTTTTATCTCTATTTAGATATCAAAGAAAAGTATGGTATTACAAATGTTATTCCACTTTCAGCATATGATGTTACTCGGATTGAAGGTGAGGATCCAGAAAATCCATATTTGGTTCAGTTTATGGTTGAGGAAATGGATACGAGACATAGTTCACGGATGTCTGGAAATAAAGAAATGGAGAACTATGAAGTGGCACATTTCAGATTACTTTCAGATGCAAACTTTATACCATACGGAAAAGGTATGATTGAAGGAGCCCGTAAGATTTGGAAACAACTTTCACTTATGGAAGATGCTATGTTGATTCATAGGATTATGAGAGCACCCGAAAAGAGGGTGTTTAAGATTGATATTGGAAACATACCACCAGCAGAAGTTGAAAACTTTATGCAGAAGATTATTAATAAGATGAAAAAAGCACCAGTAATTGATCAAAATACAGGTGATTACAATTTGAAATATAACATTCAAAATCTTACTGAGGACTTTTTCTTACCAGTTCGTGGTGGTGATAGTGGAACTCAAATTGATAGTCTTGCAGGATTAACTTATGAAGCGGTTGAAGATATTGAGTATCTAAGAAATAAGTTGATGGCAGCATTAAAGATTCCAAAGGCGTTTCTTGGATATGAAGAAAATGTTGGTAGTAAAGCAACATTAGCAGCAGAAGATGTTAGATTTGCAAGAACAATCGAAAGAATACAGAGGATTATTACGAGTGAATTAACAAAAATTGCTATTGTTCATTTATATGCACAAGGATATACAGATGAAGATTTAGTTAATTTTGATTTAGAATTAAAAAATCCTTCAACTATATATGAAGAAGAAAAAATTGAATTGTGGAATAATAAACAAAGTCTTGCTTCAAGTCTAATGGACGCAAAGATAGCAGATTCAGAGTGGATCTATGATAACGTATTTAAATTTACAGAAGATGAGAAAAAAGAACTTAGACTTGGACTCATTAAAGACCAAAAACGGAAGTTTAGGTGGTCACAGATTGAAATGGAAGGTAATGATCCAGTTCAAAGTGAAGAAGCAGTTGGAACTCAAGGAGCAATGATGGCAGCAGGTGGAGCAGAAGGTGAAATGCCAGGAGTACCTGGACCACAACCACCTGGAGCAAGAACTGGAAGAAGTGGTAAAGAATTAGACATAAAGATACCAGAAGATGGTTGGCCAGGAAGTGGTCGTCCAGGAGAAGGACCTAAACACGGAAAAGACTCAAGTATAAGAGGTAGAGATCCACTTGGAGCACATGATAAACGAAAAGGTGGTAGTGGAAGTCCAAAATATGGAGTAGCGTTAGCACATTATGACGCTTTGAAGAAAAGTTTAGGAAAAGTAGGTCGTGAAGATAGAAAAATAATCTATGAAACGACTGATGTGGAAGAAGAATATAAAAGCGAGGTATCTTCGTCTTTAAGTGATACTTAAATGACGAATTATTAGAAGTTTTTATATTTATAGATGAAGAAATATACTTATTTAGGAGCATAAATTATGGCCCAACGTGTAAAGCACTCGAAAATTAAAAATACGGGAATTCTTTTTGAATTATTGTCCCGTCAAATTACTGTTGATATGATGAATGGTGAAGATAAAAGTAAATCTGTAGAGATGCTAAAAAAGTTCTTTAACGAAAAAACAGAACTCGGTAAAGAAAACCAATTATATCAGGTTTTGTTAAAAGAAAATTATAACTCGTCTCATAAGGCAGAAAAATTAGTTGATGCTGTAATAAGGGCGAGAGAAAAATTACAAAATAAGAAACTTCGTACTGAAAAGTATAATCTTATTAAGGAGATTAAGAAGAATTATGTTGTAGAAGATTTTTTTAGGGCACGAATTCCTAATTATAAAGTATATGCTTCTATTTATAAGAAATTTTTAGCAGAAACTACTCCTGTATTTGATCCAGTAGATGAAGTAGATAGTACTTTTTCTATTATAGAACATATTACCCGTAATAAAGTTAAACCACGTGATACAGATCCCAAAGTAATTTCTGAATTTAAGAAAGAAGATAAAGATTTACGATTACTTTCTTATCAATTAATGGTGGATAATTTTAATGGTAAATATAAGAGTCTTAATTCTATGCAACGAAATTTGTTGAAAGAATATGTTAATAATATTTCTAATACTAATTCATTAAGAGAATTTATAAATAGTGAAGTAAATAAAGTAAACGAAATTCTTAATAAAATTTTACCAAGAGTCAAAGATGATATTACAAAAATTAAATTAACTGAAGCAATTAAACAGACTGATTCTTTATCAAAAGGTAAAATTGTGAAAGACAAACAGGTTGTGGCTTTAATGAGATACTATGAACTCATCAAGGAATTACACAATGTCACGGGCTAAAATTAGAGAAGATTTATTTCGTAAACTTGTTCGAGAATTAGTTAGACAAGAATTAGACGAAGCAAATTCCACTGCAAGTGTAGGTGGTAGTTACAATACACCACATGCATTTGGTGGGAGTAACAAAAAGGGTAAAGGTAAGGGCAAGGCCGGTTACACGGGAGGTCATGATGAACCAACCGATGGAACTGGTCATTTTATTGCAGATGACCCGAAGTTGAGAAAAACTGAATCGGTAGTAAATGAAGGTAGATATCACGCTTGGAGAAATGATGAG